TAAATTTTACCATCGGTTGATTTTTATTTTATTTAATTTTTTTCTACGATTATTGCAGTTGCATTTAGTTCCTTTGTATTTATGCCAAGTATCAACAAGGTATTTTATACCAGTATATTTAGTTATATAGTAAATAATATTTCCTAATTTCATTTTATTAAATTTTCTCTTTTATTTTTATATGCTTTTGTATATCCCATTTTTTTGCATTCCCAATAATTTATCTCATTATAATCAACAAAATAAAATTCTGCATTTTCTTTATCTAATACATAAATAAACCAATATTTATCTATTAAATTTAATCCTTTTATATGTGCTTCTTGATTTACTAATAAATGAGCAGATGGAAAATGAATTGTTGTTTTTACATCCATTCTTTTATTTTTAACAACAATATCTGCAATTTTAGATGGAAAAAAATCTAATAATTTTGCCATTTTATAATCTATATTTTGATTTGTTAAATAATCCATAGCGATTAATTCCCCTAATATTCCTGTGATATCTACGTGTATATTTTTTGTTCCTCTATCATATCTTGGATTTTTTTCTTTTAAATTTATATTTAATACATTCCTTGCATTACCAATTTCTTCAGCTATTTTCCAAAATGATTTAGGATATTTATATTTAATCATAATAATTTTTTTAGTTTGTCTTTTACTTTATTATAAGTATTATATAAAGAATAGTATTGTATATATGATTTTCTGCTAAATTCTGCTATGCTTTCCCCACTATTAATAATTTCAAATACTTTTCTATCATACCAAAACATTTTATCCAATTCATCAGTAATTTTTTTATAGGTTTTAATATAATCAACATCATTATCCAACATATCAATATTAATATCTTCAATATTAATAATTGTAATATTTTTTTCTTTGCGTTTTAAATCATAAAATAATGATCTTAAAGTTTTAAAAATATAATAATAATTTATTTCATCATTGTACATTATATTAAGACCATTTTTTAATTTTTTATGTATTTTAATATACATTTCTTGTACAATATCTTCTGAAATTTCTTTTGGACAACCAAAACTAATAACTATTTCTACCCAATTTTTATGCTTTGCAGCGATCAATATCATTTTTTTTTCTATCATTATGCTAAAGGATCATAAATATCATCTACAACTTGTGGTAAACCAAATTTATTTACTTCAAAACTAAATGTTTCAAAACAATAACCTCTGCTTCTACCACATTTAACTGTAACCCAATCTTTATTTACTGTATTTGCTTCTAAAGAAATAACTGTTTCTGATTTTTTTTCTAATGCACTACCTAAATGTCCTGTACCTAATTTTTGACTACCATAATTTTGGTGGATAACATTAACTATATGGCAATTATATTTTGTACTTATTCTCATTAATGATGCGACCAATTCATTACTTTGTTCTATATTATTTACATCATTACATAAATCTGCAATACCATCTATAATTACTAATGATTTTTCTTTTATTTGATTTTTTAAATACCATTCTATAAAACTTAATCGTTCTTTATAACCTACTGTACGTAATGCAAAATGGTGATAATTATTCTTTGGTATATTTTTATCCATATCTAAAGGCCTTCTAAAAACCTTTGAACAATGCCAAAAACCTTGTTCTGTATCGTAATGTATTAAATGTCCGTTATTTCTGTGTCCTTTTATTTTTCCTGTATATATATTTGTGTTGCTTAAATATGCTGATGCTAATAAAGAAACAAAAAATGTTTTCATTGTTTTTGGTGGTGCTGTTATTACGCTTAAATTTCCATAAGTTCCTAATGCTATTGGTACTAATAAATCTCCATCTTTTGTTTTTATTAATTTTTCGCCACAACTTAATGCTACTGGTGGATAATCTATTTTTTGATCAATATCAACCATACAATCATCTTGTATGTATTCCATTAACATATTGTGTTCTGTCCGTTTTTGTTCTGTCATATAAATATTTTGTATAAATATAAAAAAAAAGGGTATTAAATTAATAATACCCTTTATATAAAATTTAAAATGGCAGATCGCCACTTTGTTCATCTACTGAAACTGCAAGTTCTACCTCCTTTTCCTCTTTTTCTGCAATTTGTATTGTTCCATCTGAAACCCAAAACACTTTACCATTACCTAAATATGTTTTAGGCTTTTTTGCTTCTCGTTCCTCTAATGTTTGACTATCCATAAAAGCAACGTTATTACCATATCTGGTATCGTCTTGTATTGCAACAGTAAAATTGTAATATACTGCTCCATCTTTTCCTTTGATAAATTTTTCTTTAGGTAATTTATCCACTCTGATTGACCCATTAATTAATGCACTCATATTTATTTAATTTTAGTTAATATTTACTTTATTTCCTTATATCTTGATTTTTTATCTGTTCTTGTATATGAATATATTTGTCTATTTTCATCACAAGGTATAAATTTTATTTTATTATTTAAAGGTGGTTTTACTTTTCGTTTTCTCATAATTATTTTCTTTTAAAATCATCACTTTCATCTTCTCCAAAAACCCCTAACTGATAAAAACCAGTAAGTTTTAAAACTGCTCTTGATAATGCTCGTTTCTCTGCCATTTCCATAACATACCAACTGTTTGTATTACCATCTTTAAAAGTTGCTCCTTTTAATGCTGAACCAAAAGTTTGTATACACATTATCCCATCTTCATAATTTACTGTTGCTTTTACAACCGCAAAGTTAGGTTCGCATTTTATTACATCAAATTTAATTTTGATTTGTTCTTGTGCTTGTATTTTCTCAATACCTTGTCTTGTAATTATGACATAGTGTTGGTGTTTAAATACATCTGTTTTTTCTAAATTGTACTTTTTGTACAACTCTACTAATTTGTGTCGTTCCATTTTTGTTATATTAAATTGTTAATTTCAAGAATTGCCTTTAATTCTTCTATCTTGTTTTGTAAGGCTTCAACCCTAAACTGATATTCAGTAAGTAGTTGATTTGTAGTTTGGTTACTGTAGTTCGTGTTTATCATTAGTTCTTTAATTTATTTGCAATATCATAAATTTCGTAAACATCATCTTGGTCAAGACCCTCTGTATTATTTGCATAATGCTTTAATACATAGGCTATAAACGTTTTGTCATTTTTTGTAAGTTTTTCCATTTTATTATGTTTTATGTTAGGGTATAAATATAAACATTTTTATTAACATAAAAAAATTTTTACAAAAAAAAGGGCTACATTTCTGCAACCCCCAATTAAAACATAACAAAACAAACTTGTCAAATATACATCATTTTATATCATCTACCAAATTTTTATATTTAATTATCATTTCCTCTATTTCATAATTACTAAATTTTACAATTTGTTTTGCTTTATAATATAATTCATCTGATAAACCTGCATAATATTTTTCATCTAAATTTTTACCAAAAATATATTGTTCTCCATATTTGAATACATTACATCCACTGCATTGAACTTGGCAATTTTTTTCATCCCATCTTGTGGCATAATGTTTTCTACTTTGAAAATGTCCGTTTTGTAATTTTTTCCAATGATCTTTTTTACCACAAGTAAAACATATTGCATACCCATCTATCGCATCTTTAAGTCTAATATATTGACTAAAAATTGCATCTAATTTTTTTACCAATTTACTTCGACTCGGATTTTTTTTTGTTTTTGGAATTTTTTTTTGTAAAATATTCTTAATAAATTTATACTTTTTATAAAATTGTATTTAAATATACATATAATTTAATAAATATATATAATAAAAAAATAGTATATCTAAAAAAATATACTATAAATATAAAAATAATGATTTTAGCAATATATTCTATTTACTTTTGGATATATAATTAAATTTTTCTACTCCTCTCGAACCAAAATAAGCCACATAAACAGTTATTAAAAGGCTTTTAAGTAATTCAATCCACTCTACATTTACGCCAAAGTCAATATCTAAACTATCAAGTACAATTAAAAAAATCATTGATACAGTAAGAAATATTAACGTCATTGGTCTTGTGTTTTTACTTAAATAACTATCAGAACCCATATCTGCAGTCCACCTTTTACTTATTTCTTTTGCTTCTATTATATCAAGTTCTATTAGTTTTAATGCTTCATCTTTGTCTTGATCAGGCAATTTGTTATCATTAGAAATAAGTTGTTTAACCATACCAAATACACCTGCATCGGGTAATAAATCTCCTGCAACTCCTAAAATATTAGGTGCAGCTTTTACCAAAAACTTTCCTACTCTTGTATCTTTAAATTTTTTTTTTGGCATTACTTATTTTTATTCTTATTTAGTAAATACCACTTTTGTACAGTATAACCTATGGTTACCAGTACAAGAATTATCTTCAAAGCTATATCAATATTTGTCATTGAAATTCCAAATGTGCCTATGTTGATTAATAACGTTTTATAATCTGTTATCATTTTTTGTCTATTTGTTTTAATTTATTAATTGCCCAATTAATTCCTGCACTTCCACCCCAAGCATCCCACATTAAACCACCACAACCCTCCGTATATGGTACATCTTTATGTTGTTGATGTCTTTTAAAAGATGCCATTCTTGCTATCGTATCACGTGATATATTTTTTCCATCTGCTAATTGTCTTGCTCTTGTCCATCCTACTTGAGTACCACAACTGCTTCCGTTTTTTTCTTTAAATTCTATTGCTCTTTTTGCATTGTTCCTGACACCTTTTGGATAGTCATTATAACTTTCAAGTTCTACCTCGCCTTTAAAAGATTTGTAACATATAGCAATAGCTTGTGATTTTTCGTGGTACTGCATTAATTGTGGTACGCATCGTATCATAAAATCTTTTTGTTTTTCCCCTTGTTTTTTCTTTGGTATTGGCATCTTAAAATTTGTTTTCTAAATAAGGGTAATCGTAAAAATAATGTATTCC